CTCCCCATTCATTTCGTGGTACTAAATTGTGTGGTATCATCAAACTTCTCATCACTCTTACATCTTTACAACCCAATCCTAAATAATAATTTACATCACTTTCATTATGACAATACACCCAATCTGCATCCATTAATGTATTATAATAATGAAACTGTTTATCTATCTCGTAATCTTGAAAATACCAATGTGGGCCTTCTTGCATTACTGCCACTTTATCACAACAACCTCGTATATAATCTAAACTTACTTTTGGTTGTTCCTTTGGAATAATAACAATACCTAAATCAAAATGTTCCTGTGGTCTGGCATGTAAACTACACATTGGAGCGTCAAGTGCCAAACACCATGCCACTTCTGTACGAGCATTAGGAAAATCCCTTGGATACTTTTTATTATCCCCTGTTTCTGAGAAAAATGCTACTTTCATTTATAAAACTCCTCATAGGTTCTCTTTATCCAATAATTTGCATCTCTACCCATATCATTTTGTGGAATTGCATTAAAATGAAACACATAACCACACTCTTTAAATATTAATTCATCAGTTAGCCACCATAAACTAGGATGAAGATATAATAATTGTTTAGAAGCTAAATCTTGTAAATTATAACAAATAGGTAAATAATTTATTTCTATATTTTGTTGTCTCAATAGAAAATTAATTATCGTTTGGTCTGTACTAGCCTTAACATTAACTATTGCATTCTGTACATCTCTCTGGTTTTCTAAATAAAAATTTCGCACATACTCAAAATATTCTTTGTGGTCTTTATTAACAATCTGAAATCCACAATTTACATAATCCCATACCTTAAACGGAATATCGCCTGGAAATAATAACGTAGAAAACCCATTCATTGACCTTCTAACCCACTCGAAACTACCATTGTTTCTGACTGCACTATACTTACCATTCGTTTCATTAAAGAAATTAGGGCAGTCGGGATGAACTATTGTATCTGCATCAACCATAAGAATTTGGTCATAGTCAATATTACTTGTCTCTAATATATCAAACATATAATATCGTTGCCAAGTTATCTTCATTTGTTCTACAGGTAATAATAAATCTTCCCATACAACTAATTCACAATCATACTTATCACAGAAATGTTTCCAACTATTAATTGAATAACTATATGATTTATTTCTACCATCTTCTAAATCTATATTGGGAATAAAAACTACATTCTTACTCATTCAGTATACCTTCCACTCTGAGATTTATTCCACAATCTTTCATACAAATAAAAATAAACTATCCCTGTCACATTCATAATGACGGCATTGTATAATGGTATTTCGGTTAATCCTAATGCTAATATCATCCAAGAATTACTGAAAGCTACAACTCTCCAACCAATTGATTTTCTTACTGACCTTTTACGAGTTTCCCTAAACATTACCAACTCACATCCCAATCTTTAAAATCTGATGCAATACAATCTATCTTGTAATCTTTTCTACCACCAACTACTTCCATTATTTTATTGATAGCAGTATTTCTTATACCATTCAATCCATGTGTTAACATAAGATTATCTGAACCTTTTTCACCCTTACGAACTTGTGATTCATTATACCAAATATGTGCATTCATTTGTGATAAAACAATTATTGCTCTGATAATATCACCGTCTAAATTAACATCTTTTTCTTTTAAAATTAAATCTATATCATGAACAATATCATTCATTTCTTCTGCATAGTTCTTCTTATTCTCTGGTATAAACACTTCCTTTAACTGATGTATACTAAGTCTATCTATTAGTTCACCTAATGTTGGTAAAAATTTACGTTGTTTGGATTTTTTCGTATAACTCATTTTGTTTTTCCTGTTTTTTTATAGTCTTTGGATGGTATAAAGACAATTCTTCGTGTGGTGGTAAGTGAGAATAAGTCTTACAACCAGTTATTCGTTCATGCACTTTACCTTCCCAATATATTTCCTTCATATTAATAAATACTCTTGCTTGATAATCTGGATAATTCACCCAACCTTTTTCTGTAACTTTCCATCCCCATTTATTTATATGTTCTTGTGTGATTCCCTCAACAGTATTTACTCTCGGAATCCATACTAAATCTACATCATTCATTTCTAATATAGTATGTAGTTGTTCCATCAATACTTCATGTGGAATTTCATCGGCATCTAAGTGAAATATGTAATCACCACTACACATTGACTTTGTATAATTTTTTAAATCTGAAAAATTGCCCTCAAACTCAAATGGGTGCCAACTAAATTCTCCATTTACAGAATGACTTCTTAAATATTCTTCAACACCTTTAGAACCATTTTTAGAATCGTAAGTGATTACTATTTCGTCTTGTAACTCTTTATGTTTTAATAAAAATGTAACTAATTTTTGTAACTCTACTTCTTCATTACAAACAGTTATTGCATAACTAATTTTCATTCATATTGTTCCAATAACATTTTACTTAATTCTCTATCTATCTTAACCGATTCTAAAAATACTTGGCTTTTCCGTGCCTTTTCAAAATCATAAGTTCTATATATGTTTAGAGATTTTATTTTATTTTTTAATTTACTGTATACGGCTTCCAAGTTTCTTCTATTTGCCTTTTTGTGAAAATCTAATTTAAATATTTTATTTTTAGCATCAAACACTACAACTTCACCATATTTCATAAGTACATCAGTTATCATTTTAGTATTTACAACTGTTGGTCTATTAGATTCTTCTAATTTTAAACCCACTACATACTTTTTTCCACTTTTACCTACTGATCTCCGTCCTGGTTTATTCAATACCAATACAGTATGTGTTAAAGTCTTATTAGTAGTTCCTGAAAGATATCTGAAAGATACTATATCTCCAGCTCGTACTTGATTCCATCTTGTTAATATTTTTGCCATTTAACTCAACCAAAGTTTTTATTAATTATTATCTCCAAAAAGTCTAATGTTTTAAGAAAATCAAATTTATCAACTTCCACTCCATTCTCCACATCTAACTCTTTACTATAATTATCTTTATCGGTCTCAATATACTTACAAGCTTTCCATTTATATGTTTTTTTATGTCTTATAGGAAACACTACTCCTCTTGGGCCCATATTCATTACCGAAGGATACCAATATATTTTTCTATTAATATCATAGTGAGATAAAGATTCAACCAAGTACGGAGTATTTTCTAAATGTTTTTCTAAAAATTCTGATTCTGGGATTAATCGAGTATCACTCATAAACCCACATCTGAAACATAGAAAACTCGAATAGTCTTCCACTTCAGTTTCAAAACACATTTTTTTAGAATAACAATGTGGACATTTTATATTTCTTTCCATTATAACTTCTTCAATTTAGGTAGTTTAACTTTTTTTAACTTTGGTAATTTTATATCTACTTCCTCTACTGGTGTGGGTAGATAAGCATCTAATATTTCTCCCAACTTTTCTGTCATCTTATCTCGTGTAAATTTCTTAGCGTATATTTGTTGTTTAAGTGCCTTCTTCTTAAACTTTTTATAATTTTTTGTTATATTTTTTAACATACTTCTTACAACACCGTAATTAACTACAAACCATTTAGATTCTTTAACCCAAATATTTTTTGGAAAAGAATCCTTTGGTACATTTTTTAAATCTCCTGGTAATAATGTAGTATATCCTTTATTTAAAAAATCTACTTGTCCACTCCAATCAGATGCCATAATTGGTTTTCCTGTTGTGGCGAATTCCAATAAAGGTCTTCCAAAACCTTCTCCGTGAGTTAAACTTACCATTGCTTTTATTTTATTATGATTATACAATTCATTCATTTGGGCATCGTCTAAATCTCCGTGTAAAAGATAAACTGGAGGTAATGTCTTAATATTTCCACCACAAGATTTTTTAATCATATTAATCTTCTTTAAAATATCATATCTATCCACTACCGCGGTGGTTGCTCCACTTGTTTTTAAAATCAATGCTGGTTTTTTAAGAACATTTTTAAATGTATCAAAATATAACTTAACCGTACTTGAAATATCCTTTCTATCATGGCCAAATTCACCTTGTAACCAATGTCCACATACTAAAAAACAAAAATCTTCTTTAATCGTATTTAATTGGGTAGTTAAATCACTTTTTATTATATTAGTTGGTGAATATAACTTATCATCATAACCCTCAAACAAAACTTCCATTGGTTTTGTAACCATTGCCTCACCAATTTTTTCATTTGTTTTATCATTTAATTTATCATATTTTGTATTTAAACATACATTTTTTGTAAAATGTGAAGGAACAATAGTCATATCCATTTTATTTAATCCCTCAATCCACTCTCCTGGAATTGCTGTAAATTCTGTACCAGCAGTAATTCCTATGTTATAAGTTTTTCCCCATTGTTGAAATTCATTAGGGATTACTATATGAATGTGATAATCTGGTTGTGGATAAGTCTCTTCAGTCAATTCATAAATCAATGCATCTAATATTCGTTTATGTTGTTTATCATTTTCATCTAAATAATCCATTGCCGTATTTCCCCACCTAACTGGAAAAACTGCAACATCATATTTGTCTAAATCTAACAAAGATAAAACTATATCTCTTGCATGTGCCCCATAACCACTTCTTGTTGTAACTGGTGCTGTAACTAGCATCCTTGGTTTATTACTCATTTACGCCTCTACTAAATCAAAGTTATTTCTCGGTGTCCATTTCTCAAATGCAGTATCCATATCTTCTATGAATCTTCCACACATTCCTTTAGCTGAAAGATTTGTATCATCTCTCATCATATATTCTCTGCCCTTTAAGGCTCTTTTATCTCGTTCTTCCTTTGGTACTTTATACCACTCATGAATTTGGTCTGCTACTTCTTCAAAATCACTTCTGTCGTCAAAGATATATGGTGTGGGTACTGAACCTTGTAATGACCTACATGCTGGCCAAACAGGTTTTACCCATTCACCCCAAGTCAAATCAGGGTGGTCTTTCCATTCTTTTCTATTATGTAAAGAATGTACCCACTCATAATCTTTAGCTGTTAATAACTTACCCTTGTATCTAAATCCACATTGGTCTTGCATCCCACCTGTAACGTTAAGAATGATTGGTGTTCCTGCCATTAGTGATTCTGCCGTACCTAATCCAAATCCTTCATTGGATGCTATATTAATAGTAATATCTGCTATATTATACAGATAATTCATTTGATCTGTTTCAAGTTTAGCTCCAGAAAATATTACATTCAAATCTGGCATCAAAGCTTCAGCCACAGCAGGTAAATCCGTTCCATTATCATCTACGGGATGAGTGTGCATCACTAATGCACATTTCTCTCGTTCTTCTTCAGGTAATTTATCTGTAAAAGTTTTAAATGACAATAAAACATCTCCAGGATTTTTCCTTCTAATATTTCTATTATTAAAATAAACAATAAAAGAATATTCATGACCTTGAGATAACTCATCTCTAAACTGTACAAACTTAGCATCAGTTTCATCTATTGGTTTAAAATCATCTGAATTAATCCCGTGTGGAACATATGTACATTGCCAATCTTCTACTGGTTTATTTTGTCTTACATTTTTTACAATATTAACCGTTTGTTTAGAAATGTTCATAAGTAAATCGCAACTCTCATAAAATGGTTGATTCCACATTGGATAAGGTAAATCATCCCATATATTATAATAAAATATAGGTATCTCTGACCTAACCTCTCTTTCCATCTGATATAACCACATCCAAAATCTTGGGTCTGTATAAATCATTATAGCATCTGGTTTTTCCAATCTCAAAACTGACCTTAACATTTCAGGATTGCCATAACCATTTGACGGATATATTCTTAAATACCCATCATCTATACCAAAATCTTCTTTTAGAGCATCTTTCATATCCACCACTTTACCTGCATCGGGGTGTTTTATGGCCCCACCTATTTGGGCCCAATCATAATGATTCATTGTACCTATAACAAACTCTTTAGAAACTGTACCTACTCCAGATGACATTCTTAAATCATCTGAAAGCAGTAATATTTTCTTTTTCTTCATATCATACTACCCGACTCTTCCAATTCCGTATAGTTTTTTATTTTTTCTTTAAATTCATCATCGGCGTTATATATATCAAGTGCCCTATTTACAAATTTTTGTAATGTAAATTCATCTTCTAAACATTTACGTTTAAATTTTAAATGGATACTTTTTAATATCTTTACCGATGTTAAGTGTAACTTATCCATAACATCTTTCCCATATATTCATATATATAAATATATATTATCTCATTAATTAATTATTAATATTTTTTTTCCTAGCTTCTCTGCCTCACTTAAAGTATGCCTTGTACCATTTGATACAGCTCCTTCTGGTATGAAACCTACCACCATATCACTATACTCTGCAATCTGTTTATTTCTAGCGAAAAAGTTTCCAACATAATATTTTTTTCCGTATCTTCCTCGCTTTAATACACAATGTTGATTATATTGATAATGTACTGGTGGAAATTCAGCATATTTGATATCAAAACCTAAGGCTGTTTTTTTAGCGTAACCATCTGCCCCCTCTTTTTGACCACCACTAACTATTACTAATTCATCTCCAAACTTTTCTTTCAGTTGATAAATGAATTCTTTTATTTTTAACTTATTCTCGTATTCTCTACTACCTACGATACCTATCTTCATCTTTACTATCTGTTCTTTTTTGTTTTTTAATTGGTTTATTGTGTGCACAAAAGTTTACAATTTCTTTAAATTTTTTAATTCCTTCCACCAATTTATCTGAATCAACGTAATGATATTGAAACCTACCAGATACCTCGGATGTATTAACTCCAGTAGGCACAATATCAAACCATATAAAATTTCGTGGGCCTGTAACCATTTTGGTATGTATAAAAGTTTTGTAATGTTCTCTACTTTCCCAAGTTTCTATAAAAGATTTGAGTTCTTTTGGTTCAACTGTATCCTTTTCCTTATCATACCACAAATATAAAGTAGTTGGATTTCTTAATTCTTCATAGATGGATGTTAAAAATTCTAATACCTTTTCATTATTCAATAAATGTGGTAAATATATTCTTAAACTAATTTTTTGTAATCCCATTATTTCACTCCCTCGGCACAATGTTCCGACTGATTAAACTCGCACCATCTACAGTTTTTCTTAGATGCTTCTTTTCTAAAGTTATGTTTTGTATTGTGTTTCCCATTTACAAATCCCTCTTTAACAAAATTCTTTAAATTAAGTATTACTTTATTCATAGAAGGTACACCACTTGCCGGTGAAAAATATTGAACTCTCTTTTGAGGCCATTCAACATTTTCATACAATCTACGTTTAACAATAAAATATTCTACATCAATTTTATCAATTGGATAATCATACATCTTTGAATAAAACTGCTTATATAACAAAAGCTGTGATGTTTTATTCTTATCTGCTTTCATCCACTTGTTCCACCCCATTGTAGAAGTTTTAATATCTATAATTTTTATTTTTTGAGTTATTTTATTTTTAATAACTAAATCTATAAATCCCCTAAACATAATTCCATCTTGTAGTGGATAATTTATTTCAGTTTCCACTCCCAACAATTCATATCCCTTTTTAGAAAAATAATCACCTCTACGTTTTTTAAGAAAATCTAAAATTGCACAACCATCTTTCCAAAACTCTGTCAATTCTTCAGGTGTGGTAAAATGTTCTGCACCTTCTAATTCCATTTTCTCGTGGTAAAGTGTCTTCATTCGAGAAAGTAATAAATCTTCCAAATCTAATTCATTTGCTAACTTAGCTGTCTTATTATAAATACAATGTATCCAAGTTTGCATCGTTTCGTGCATTGCTGTACCAAACAAAGTATGAATACTATCTGTAAAAGGTGCTAATCTATCAATGTATAGTAATTTCCATCTGTGTGGACAAACACTCCAATTAGATAACTGAGAATAGCTTACATTAAGTTGTTTAGGTTGTTCTTTCTGCACGAGGCCTCCATTTTTTCCGAGTGGTAACAAAGGGTTTATCTTGATCTCGTTCTCCACCTTTTCCACTCTCCTCATCAGTTCCATAACTTTCATCTATCCAGTTCCAATGTCCACCACCTTCTCGAATCTGTCTTTCAATGTCTTCAAAATATTTCTGGCCTTGATCATAATAATAATTCCACATTCCTTGTTTCTTCCCTTCCACATACTCACCACTTTTCATTAATTCACCACTTTCATTCCACCAACGCCATACTCCATCTGGTTTCCCTTTCTTGAAACTTTTTTCCATTTCCTTAGTTCCATCTTCATACCACCAAGTCCATTTTCCTTCTTTTCTACCATCTTCATAAATACCTACATAAAACACCTGACCATTTTCAAACCAGTATTTCTGTTCTCCATCTTTATACCCATTTTTCCAATTCCATACTTGTTTCATCTTGCCATTCTCATGCCATCCTTTAGATGGCCCATCTCCCCTTTTACCATCTTTATAAATCCATTCATACCTTTGACCCAAACCTTCATCTTTTACTGATACTCCACCATCTTTTGCCCAATAAATTTTAAATACTCCATTCTCTGGATGATTTTCCTTAATCCATTCATCTGTATCTATTACTTTACCTTCTTTATTGTATATTCTTGACATAAATTTATTTATTATATAAAAATTCTGAAAATTCGAAATCTAATTCTGTATCTATTTCTATAGATTCTCTATCAGAAATTTCATAGAAATATGGTTTACTACAAATATAATTTTTAGAATCTAACATAGCTTCTCTATTCACTATAATTACACCAAAAGTAGGTGCAAAATAGTCTGGTAAATCTTGTGAATTAGGTGCCGAATCTAAATTATAATTTATAGGTTTATTTTTATACCACAAAAACTCTTTTATTTTTTTTATAGACATTAAACTATTACAATCTACTTTATTAAATATAGCAATAGCTTCTATAAACGTAGTTAAAGTAACTAAAGGTGCAGTAACTTGAGTTATTATTATATTTTCTGAATCTGTTACCTTAGCTAAATATTCATGATATTCACTATTATTACATTCTGAACTAGCATAATATGGTTCTCTTTTATGATATTTTATACCATTCTTTTTTGCTAACTCAATTGCATATTCACTATCTGTATTTATTATTATTTCATTTACTGGTAAATTTTTTACTACATCTATTTTATGTTCTAATAAAGACTTTCCAGCAAATTCTCTAAAGTTTTTATTTTTAACTCTTTGAGAACCTTGTCTAACAGGTATGACTGCAGTTAAATTCTTCACTCTATAACTTCTTTAAACATACTTGAGGTATCTAAAAACTCCTCATATTTAATTTCATCAATTGGAATACCTTCTTTAATTCTTATATCATAACATTTTTTCTCTGGATCTCCAGGCACCATAACAGAAGTATCTTGTGAAATTGAGGGAAGGTCTCTTAACCTATCAACAATATCTTGTAACTGTTTCTTAAAAACATTTACTTCAATAAAATGTTTAATATCTATAACCATAAAAAAATGACTAATATATCTTTTTTCTTTAATAGAAGAAGTATACATTGGAAGAATATCCTTACTCGACAAACTTCCTGCGAGTAAACCACATAAAATATCTACCATCATAGCCAACCCATATCCTTTATATTCTCCTATGGGATTTAAACTAATTGCTTTATTCGGATTAGTTATACTCTTACCTTTGTCATCATATGCCCAAGTATCTGGAATATCTAAATTCTTAAGTTTTTTATTCTCTAATTTATTCCAACTAACTAAAGAGGTTGCCATATCTAAACATAATGGTGCTTCATTTTTTAATGGTGCAGTAAAACAAATTGGATTTGTTCCGAAAAATGCCTCTGTACTACCAAATGTTTTCAACATAGAATCTGCATTTGTAAATGCAAATCCTAAACAATTCTTCTCTGCTGCCCTCAATCCAAAATATGATGCCGCCCCAAAATGTGTTGAGTTTTTAACATTTACTGCAGATATTCCAGTTTTTTCTGATAACTTTATAGCTTTATCAATAGCAACAGCCCCCACATGGTGTCCAAATGAATGGTCTGCATCTATACTTGATGTTGATACTCCTGTATCTGAAATATTAATATTGGGATTTTTATTTATTCTACCTGACTTAATTACTCTACAATAATGAGGAAATAAATTAATTCCATGTGAATCAACACCTCGTAAAGAAGTTTCTACTAAAGAATTTACTACGTGATTAATTGAATCTTTATTTACTTTAAGATTAGTAAGAACCTTTTTCATAATTTTTGAAAGTTTTATATCATTAAGATAAATCATTAATATATACCCAATTTGAATTATCTGTTAAACTCGTATTTACCGCATCAAGAACAGATGAAGTAGGTAAAGTATTTTTAAATGTAGGACGAGATTCATCTAAAGTATCAACACTAATATTGTCTTCCATTATTTCATTAACATCAGTAAAAAATTGACTAATACTTTTAAAATCATATCCAGAATAAGTTTTACCATGATATTTTGAAAAATAAGGATTAATAGATTGAATACCTTCTGATTCAGTTGTTACTTCTACTCCTCTATGTTTCTGATTACTTTTTATCCTACCCTTAGTTCCTATTATAGTATATTTCTGGTCAGACATTGCACTTGAAGTACTTGGATCAATCCAACTTGTAGAAAATTGTGTTACCATTTTTTGTTTCGAATCTTCATTATTATACCATACTATTGTTGCGTGAATCGAATCATAAGTATTTATACCCTTCTCCTTTAATATTCCATATGTTCCAACGGCCATAACTTTTTCAGGTTTATATGATGTTAAAAAATGAATCATATCTACATAATGTACTCCCAAATATTGAAAGACATTAGTATTTTCAACCCAATCTGAAAATACAAGAGTGGGCATCTCAATTTTTTGACTATATTCTACAACAACGGAAATAGGTAAACCAATATCACCTTTATTAATAATATCCTTTATAACAAGATTTACTTCATCATATCTCTTGTGAAAATCTACCATTCCCAAAACTTTATTTTTTTTCTGTAATGAAACGAGACCTAATGCTCCATCTAATGTCGCGGTGAGAGGTTTAGCAAAAAAACAATGAATTTTATTTTCTATAAGTAACTTCCCAAAAGAATAATGTAAATGGTCAGGTAATGCTACAATAGCACAATCATATCTATTTAAAGAAATAATATCTTGTAATTTGTATGCTGAATCATCTCCTAATGCAATAAATTCTATTGAAACATCAATATTCAATTCTTTATTAATTATATCTCTTGACCTAATAACGTCGTTAAGACTTGATTCACTTCTTGACACTACTGTGATAGAATCAATATTTAATGTTTTAGATAATTCTCCAATAGAACCAAGAGCCGATCCTGGACCAGAAGTATGTCTACCTGTTACATACATTCCAGCACCTACAACCAATATATTCACTTTAAGTTCTACTTACCCCATTTACCGTTCTTAACAATAGTAGCCATAATACCGTAATTGGAAACATCCAAAAATGCATCTTCAATAGGTTCTCCATTTACTACAGATTCTCTATCACCCATCAATAAGGTTTTTAATCTCTGTATCTTATCATTCATACGAAACCATAACCCTGTAAGTGATAATTTAATTTCTTCTGGTGTTTGTAATTGTGTACCAACAGAAATATTACCTGGGCCGTAATCGTGTTGCTTGTGTAAGAACAATTCGTATTGTTCTCGTTGAATCTTCTTGAACTCTCTGGTCATTTGAGGCCATTCGTTTTCCATTTGTTCTATGACATCATAACTACTCCCACGACCTTGTGCGTGAGCTTGTTCATCTATATCTTCAACATAATTTTCTTTTGTTGGTTTATCTTTAATAACTTTCATTTTGTGTTTTTTCTCCATCTCGTCTAATATATTATTTGGGACTATCATATCACAATCCCATTTGTTTTAATTCTTTATCTGTATATCCATATTTGGATACCAGTTCTCTAATTTGTTTTTTTGATAATAATTTTAAATAGTCTTCCGATTCGGATTGACTGATTTCGAAATATTCAGAGACTTTCTGAATGACTTGTGTATTATAAATAGGGCCTTTTTTCTTCTTAATATATTTTAAATACTGTTTACCTTTTGGTAATACATTAGAATACACCAAATAAAGCTGGCGCGGAGCCAGCTTTAATTTCTGTATTTCATTTACAAAATCTGTCCACTCCATTTTCATAGAAAGAAACCTATTAATCATATAATTAGACCAGGTTTTCTTATCTGATTCTGTTAATGTGTTCCAATAATCGTTTGTTTGATTAGATGTTATTTGATTAATATGATCAAATAAACCTTTAGGTTTCAAGTCCGCTACCTTCTAATAACTTTTTTGGAACTGTACCACAATTACCACAACTATAGACTTGAATTGGAACTAATCCTTCTTGTCCTGTTGGTGATAAAATTGCGGAAACTCGTTTTATCACAAATGAGGTAATAAACAAATAATTATCACATTCCTCACATTGTAAAGTATCTGCCTTTGATAAATCTACAGTTTGTTTAGGTTTAGATAAAGGTTTCATTGGTTTAGTGCTCATCAATTCTCCTACTTCTTTGATTGAGATATTGAAGCTTTACGATAACCTGTAACCAGTTTCTTAATCTCTCCAATATGTTTTCTAGCTCTACCACCTGCGGCTTTATTGCCCTTTTCAACGTGTGCTTCGTGATTTATATCAAATTCCTCGAAGTGTTCTTTGATTTTTGCATGTAGTTCTTTAGCTGATGCCATTTTTCTTCTCCTGTTATTTTATTTAAATGATTTCGTCCACTAATCCGTATTTCAAACACGTTTTAGCATCCCACATCAAATCATGTTTTAATATTTCGTTTAATTTTCTGACTGGAACTTTTGTATATTCCTTATATACATTTACAATTGTATCCATCATCAAATCTAAATTTTGTTTTTCGTCTTGAAACTCTGAATATTTTCCCCAAAAGTTTGAAGATAATTGGTGTATTAACATATAAGAATGTTTTGAAATGTATCTTTTACTACCCACTACTGAAAGGAATGTTGCTGCACTTGCAGCAAAACCATCAACATAAGTATAAACTGGAACTTTACATCTCAGTATAGTATCCATAGATGAAATACCTGCGGTAATTGAACCACCTCCTGAATTTATATATAAATGAATATGGTAAGGTTCTACATCTAAAGTGTTCGCCATAGTAATACTCTTTACTTGTAATTCTCCTATCTTTTTATTTAACTCTACAGCACCTTCTCTATGTATACCAGAATAATAATAAATTTTATTTTCATGTACTCCAATATGTTTTTCTTCATTTGGTGGTTTCTGTATAGCTTTTTTAGGGGATATAGGTTTACCCTCACCCCAATATTTTTCTTCCATTATGTAATTACTCCTAATAATTCTATTAACATTGCCATTGCGTTTATTTCTTTATCTACTACATGGGTATCGGATGATTCATATCGTGCAATAATCAAAATACATTCTGCTATATGACCCTTCCCATAAGTATCTACTTCATCGTATAATAATCTGAAAAAATCTGCAAAGTCTGTAACCTTTGCATCTGCCAGTATTTGTCTTATTTCTGTAAATATTTCCTTTCTTGTTTTACTTTTAGTTTGTATTACTTTTAATAATTTTAATTTATAATCACTCAATATAATTTCTTGTGCATCCAATTTAAGTTCATTGTTTACAACTTGTCTTTGTGATGTATTTATAACTTTTCGTATATCAGGATATCCACCATTAATAATAGTTGCTATATCATCTACTTTAAAAGTTACATTCTCATTATTTAATATATTTGATAAATGTACTGCCACTTCTTTCTTTGATGGTGGAATAATCTGAAATGATTGACACCGTGATTGTATTGGGTCTATAATTCTCTCTACATAATTACAAGTTAGAATAAACCTACAATGTTTTGAGAATGTTTCCATTAGATTTCTAAGTGCCGCCTGTGCATTTGGTGTAATATAATCACACTCATCTAAAATAATAATCTTCATATCCTTAAATCCCATAGTGGATGCAAAGGTCTTCACTTTAGTTCTAACTGTATCTACATTATTCTCATCACTAGCATTAATATAAAGATAATCACACTCTATATTCTTTACAAGTAGTTTGGCGAGAGTGGTCTTACCTGTACCAGCCCTTCCATATAATAAAAGATGTGGTAAGTCGCCACTCTCCAAATAAATGGATACCTTACTTTTGAGATGTTCGTTTCCAATGTAAGTTTCCATTGTTGAAGGCCGATATCTTTCTACCCATAACCCATGATCTTCACGTGTTATCATATTTTTTTCCAAATCCAAATTGGTTCTCCAAATAACCCTTCCTTGTCGGGTAATATATATTCTGGTTTTCTGTTAGTTTCTTCTGTTACTTTAGCAGTTCCAACTCCGATACAATTTGGTCTTTTTGCCATTTCATAACCAACACAACCTTTATATTCACTATCTTTAAAAGTATCTAAAAAGTCGTTCATCGGATCACAAATAGGTAGCCAACCTTTTGCCTTCCTACCTTTACTCGATGCATTTACATCACTTATATTCACTAATAAATATCCACCACTCTTAATACTTCTCCATAAATTATTCAACGTTTTCTGTAAAAACTCTGTATTCCAATCATCTATATCTTTATATCTAACCCAACTTTGTGTATCATCATAACTATATCTCTCTACATTAAAATATGGTGGTGAAGTGAATACCAAATCAAAATGATTATCATATTGTGAAAAATCAAACTCCTCTGCTGGTGAACAATGAAATTCTGACTTTCTCTCGTGTTCGAAAAATCCCAAGTGTTTCTCATAAAACTCTGATTGTTCTTTATATATGAGATGATTTTCTTTACGAGGGTCTATTCCCACATAATGTTTCCCATAATCACTCGCGTAAAATCCTGCCAACCTATCACCCCAACCCATAGAAAAATCAAGTATATTCTCTGCCTTAAACATATCATAAATTGATTTTGCTACATTAGGTTTAAACTGAGAACATATATACTTACGAAGTCCAATACAAGACCTTAATGTTCCCCTATCTACCTTCTCAACCTCAAGTGTGAATAATGAACCTAACAAAGTATACATAAACTTTGGATTTCCCCAAGTCCTAACTGGACCTGGAGAAATAGTTCCATCTACTGACCATCTATTATACTGT